TTCCTTGTTTGCAGGTCGGGCAGTTGTCATTGTCGTGATAGAAGGCAATTTCTTTTTCAAAAGTTTGCTTTGATTTTATCAGATCTCGTTCGACATTAGTGTACTTGTCAAGTTTGTTCTGAGTCGAGCTCTTATCTGCAATGGTTTCATATAGGGCAGTTATCTTTTCATCGATGTCGTCGATTAGGAGCTGTTTCTCTTCGATCTTGTCAATGTGTTCCTGCATCTTCTTTTGGATTTTCTTGACCTCAGACTTCTTGATCTTGACGATCTCGGCATTGTTCTTCTCAGCCTGTTCGAGACTTCCCTCGGTCATATCCACCTTATAGCCATTCTCAGCGATATCATTCTTATTCACACTGATTCGATCTTTGGCCAAGAAGTTCATCGTGCTGAAGACTTGGATATCGAGTAGATCTTCGATGATGTCTCGTCGAGATTGAGCCGGGAGTTCCATAAACGGAACATAGGTCGCACTACCTAAGACCACGATCTGATTGAAGGATTTATAATTGATGCCCAGTACGTTCTGTTCTAGGAAGGCCTGATAATCCTTCTTGGCAGAATCTTGGTTAATCAGCTGTCCATCTCTATGAATCTCAAATACGTTCGGCTTGATGCCTCGACGCACGAGATAATCAGAACCACCAACATTGAACTCGATCTCCACGAGGAGTCCCTTGTTGTTGATACTGTTGAGAAGCTGGGGTTTATTGATCTTTCGAAATGGCTTACCATACAGGCCAAACACGATTGCATCTAAGAATGTAGACTTCCCTGCTCCATTCGAACCACTGATAAGGGTAGAGCTTTTGTTGTCGAGATAGATTGTCGTGAAAGAATTGCCGGTAGATAAGATGTTTTTATAACGAAGTTCTTTAAATTGTAATCTCATCCGATGTTTAATGCCTCATTGTACAGTTCATCGACGGTTCGCTTGATCATTCCCTTGTCAGCGGTCGTCTCTAATGAATCAATATAATTATGTAGGATTTCTGTCGTGTCTTTAGTTTCGTCTAGGATTTCTTCTACACCTGCCGACTCGAGGTTCAAGGCATCATCAACAGCTTTGATATCTGCAGCCCCTTCATCGTTTAATCGATTCATAAACATGTCGTAGATGTAAGCATTCGTTCGATTCTTCACAATCACCTTGATATAGGTATCTTTATAGGGAGAAGTGTCGAAGTTTGCTACATCATCCACGGTCATATCTGTGTCGTCGTAGTCGATCTTATAGAACATCCTGTACGGATTCTCAATCTTGGTCATCTCACGTGTCTCCGTGTCAAAGACATGGAACCCACGACTGCCTAGATAGTCTGACCAGGTCATCTCATAAGGAGCACCAAGATATTCGATGTTTTGGTAGCGAGAAGGGTGATGGAAGTGCCCAGAGTAAACTGATTCAAAGTTCTTGAACACGTTCATGTCGATCCCATCATTACAAGGCATACCCTTCATCATTTCGAACCCCTTGACCTCAAGATGGCCCATAACGATATCTGCCTTGGTTTTAGAGATGATTTCAAAATTTTCTTTCTCATTATCCTTACACAACCACGGCAACATAAGGAAGGTGGTCGAACCGAACGTAACCTCTTTGGCAATAGATTCGTAAAGTGTAAATGTGGGGTAATCTTTCAGAAGAAGCTGCATTGAATTGACCTCATTGGTGTTCGTGTAGAACGTACAATGATTGCCAACAAGAGCATGAAAGTCGATCTCTCTCTGTGCCAACTGATCGAATAGAAACTCTTTACCTTTCTTCAGGCTGTAGAAGTTGATGTACTTCCTTCTGTCAAAGGTATCACCCAAATCGAAGACTACCTTGATGTCGTGCTCGTCGATATATGGAAAGAAGACCTCCATAAAGAATTTTTCTTGAAACTTGGAGAACAGTTGGCTGTCTCCCCGGCCTCCAATATGGATATCGGTAACGATTGCTATTTTCATTATTTGGTTTTTTCTTTCTTATTACCTGACATCTTTTCTTCGAATTCATTTACGAATTCATTGATGTACTCAGGAGGTGAACTTAATTGAATGCTGTTATCACCGGAATCCATAATCTCAGTCTCTAACATCATGTTCTGTGACGACTTGAACTTGATATACATTTGCTTCTTCTCTTTCTGAATCCTTCGAAGGAAGGCATACCAGATAATCTGCGTGAAGTAGGCGAAGGGATTCTCAGACTTGTCTGGGTTGAAATTGTGAATGTACTGAATACAGTTTTCAATTCCATCTGAGATCATGTCGTCCTTATAGGTATAACCAGAGAAGTTGGGCTTGGTGGCCAACCGATTGGCGATGAGGAAGATACACTCGCCGATGTATTCTGGAATTCTTGGTAGAGAGTCACCTTGATCTTCGGCTTCTTTTACCTTCTTCTTATATTCAATCAACGCTGCCAACAGATCCTTGTTGTTTACGTAGTTTCTTTTCTTTGCCATGCTCTACTCCATCGGTCAAAATTATGGGTGCTATCTTATCATAAAAATGTGGAAAAGTCAACAACTAATAAAAAATGAAAATAGTTGTTGACAACTGTAACTCAAAGTGTTATAATTCTGTCATCGACGCTAAGAGATAACTATATCTGTTATATGTCGACATTGAATATCTTAAAAGGAAACTGCTCATCAGAGTAGATTTCAATTCTCTTTTTGAAATGTTTTAATGTATAGTTTTCAAATGATCCAACTGATAGATCATCAGCGATATCATATAGAGTAGCCTTATCGGCATCATTTCCTTTCCTCAATGTTCTACCAATAGATTGTAAAACTTTGACTTCGGATTTCGAGCCGGAGGCGAAGATCACATTATCAAGCTTCTTAAGGTTAACACCAGTCGAGAAAACACCATAAGAGGCCAAGATGTCATGTCTTTTTTGGTCATCATTCTCAATCAAATTTCTAATGTGCTCTCTGTCTTCACCTTTCACCCCACCATAGATGAAGTGCAACTCTCTGCCTTCCTTGCGAAGCAGAGGTTCTAAGACTCTACCATGTTTCTCAACCAGATCAAATAAAATCAAATTATTTTGATCCTCCAGGCTCCATACCAAATTCCGAATGAACATGTTTCGTCTTTCATGGTTGGTCAGATATTCCCTCTCAGCAGGATATTTCTGAGCACCACTCTGAAGCTTCTTTAATGCATCTCTAAATTTCTTTCGGGCATCATTATTATGAGATAGAACAATTGCCTTCACCTCGAAGTCTGCAATGGTGCCGGAATCAATCAGATCTTTTGTTTGTACAAATTTATTTACCTGCCCGAAGCAACCCTCTAGCACCAACTGATGAGTCTTCGATTCAGCCGATTTTAGTGTTCCAGTGAACCCATGCCGATAATCACAATCAACAAGCTTTTCCATAATGGTCGTGAGAGACTTGGCTTGGAATAGATGAGCCTCATCTCCCAACACTACACGGAATTGATCGAACCATTCCTTGGGTTGCTTGACCAGAGATTGCCAGGTTGATATCACAATAGGGGCTGAGGTGTTCTTATCTACCCCACCTTTGATCGTGTAGATGTCAGCCGAATCACAGCCGTAATCTTTGAAGTCTCCAGCCATCTGATAGACAAGGCCAATTGTAGGGACGATGATCAGAGTTCGATGACCAAATGCCTGATAATAATGTTGTTGAATCAAATAAATGATGAGTGATTTACCAGAGGATGTTGGAGATAGAGACAGAGATCGCTTCTTTCGAAGGGCTGTCACCACATATTCATTCTGATAATCACGAGGAGTAAATTTACAGCCGATCTCTTTGGCTAACTCATAGGCATAGTTATCGTCTATCTTCTCGTCTGCCAGATTCTCAGGCATGGCCACCTCATAATCCCTATCTTTACAGAACTGGACTACATGGGGAAGTAAACCGACATAGAGAATAGGCTTGAAGGGAGACAGGAGTCGAATATAACCATCCCAGACCCTCATTTTAAACTTCGGATTGAATTGATATCCCGTAGGGCGAAAAGAAAAGTGCTCACTCATTTCTTGCAAGACCGAGGGTTCGGCCTTGATACGCATATGAACTGAGTTGAGGTATTCTATTCCTACGAGATCGGGCATTATAACTTGATGGCCAATAAAACCAAAATAGCAAATAAAAGAAGATTAGTGAAAAATAATTCAACGGCAAGAATAGTGTGATACCACAGCCATCTCGACTCATATACCTTCTGAACATTTTCGTTCTCAGTACCAGGTAATTTATCGATGGCATCTAATACAGGATCATGTGGGTTGCCGTCAATCCAGGCAATGATTTTCTTAATCATCAATATTCTCCAGCTTGGAATTTCAGTACATCTATCATATTTTTGATGATGAAGTTACGAGAGTGAATTGTCTTAATGATGTCTTCAAGATAATCTGCACGGGCAATATGGTAATCGATCTTGAGACCTAGGTTGATAACATCTTTATCCGCCTGAAGATATTTATCTATATCCCCACGAAGAACTTTCAGCTGGAAAGGTCTCCAGCCTCTCTCGGCCAGATCTTCTTCAGCCATGTTTCCACTGTAATATTCGGTCTTATCGAGGGTCAATTCTTTCATCTCAGCCTTATACTTCTTTACACGAAGGGCTTCATTGAAGAACAGATTATAGTATTTGGAATGGAGTTCTGGTATCCGCTTCGATTCACGGATTAGGTTTGTTTCATCGATAGGAGCGTCAGATGCCCACATCGAACTAATGTCTTCAATACTCATATTCAACTCACGCCATTAAAATGGCATTATATCACCATTCGCTGGTAAAGTCAAGACCTCGGTAAATAATTCTTTCTGCTTCTTTAATCACATCTTGAATGCCAGGGTAGTAGTTTAGAACTGATTTTCTCCCTGCGTGATGCATCCTTGGTCGCTGTAGAATGTTATTATGAAACGTTGGGATGTGATCCTTCCAGTCGGGCAGGAGAAGAAATTTATCTTCATAGCGTAATACGAGATCAGCAAAATCTTTACCGATATTATGAGGGCCTAACATTTCCATTGGGCAATCTGGGTTCCAATAATGCTCATCATACCATTGCTCGACTTCCTCCCA